GGGTCGATATAGACTTTAACTTTTCCGTTAAGAACACCAGCAAAAGTATTGCCTGTGTCATCAACATTCAAAGAAGTTGATAGAGCAGGAGTATAATCTAATACTCCAGCCATTGATAATGCAGAAGCAACATCAGAAGAACATAAGATAAAGTTACCTTTTCCTCTTCTTGTTTCTTTTGCAATAACATTAGCTTCTCTTTCGATTTGGAAAATCAAACCTTTGAATTTCTCAACTGACCATCTTCCGTTAGCATCAACATCTAAGTTGAAAGTACCTGCTGAAGCTGTTGAAGCTGCACCAGTTTTTGCTTGTAAGTTAACATTTCTGATAACTTCACGGTTGATTTCAGCAAGAATCTCAGATGATAAGATGTTTGCTAATTCTGATTCTGCATCAAGACCGTGGATTGCTTTGAGGTCTTGTGCTAATTCGAGTGTGTACTCAGCTTTTAATGCTCTGGATTTTGCAGTCACAGTTGCTTTCTCAATAGTGAAAGCCATTTCTGCAAAGTGATTCCCTGCTCCGTCACCCAAACTCTCAGCCGAAGCTGTTGACATACCTGCACCTGTTGTAGATGCGTATGAAGGAGATGATGTGTCGAATGGGTCACCAATTGGGTCTGAACCTACTGAAGTAGATGTAGTTTGAGGAGACGCAGAATAGTCTGAACGAGCTTCGTTATGAAGTGCTTCTGACATTCCGTCTCTTGTCGCGTTTACATCGTCATGATATCTTGCTTTCATAGCAAAGATAAGACCTGTAGGACCAGTCATTGGTTGAACACCACAAATGTCGTAAGCAACGAGATTTGGCATAGCTCTTCTTACTAAAGAAATTAGGATTGGGTCCCAATTGCTTATAGCAGAGCCAGTAGCATTTAAAGGTGCAGCTTCTTCAAGAGTAGTTCTATCTTCGTTAAGAGCTTTCTCTTGGTTTTCAAGGATAACTGCGGTTACTGCTCTCTTATAGTTGTCTTCGATTTTTGGCAAATCTGAATGTTCAAGTATAGGAGACCATTTTTCTTGTAAATTTTCTGATAAAAACATTTTACATTTTTCCTTTAAATTAACCTAATGGTTTTAGTTTACTTATAGCAGATGAGTATCTTGCGATAGTTGGGTCAAGAACTTCTTCTAATGATTTCTCATCTTCAAAAGAACCTGTTCCTTCTTCCACATTCATCTCTTCTGCAATGTTATCGCCTTCAATATTACCGAAATATGCTTCTTTGATTTCCGCAACTTTATCACTAAAGTCTTCTACATCTTTGAAGTCTACTCCGTTTGAAAGTGATTCCATTTTCTCTTTTTGTGATTCAGTTAAGTCTTCACAGGCTTCTCTGACCACATTTGCTCTCTTCAATGAATCAATCTCTTCAGTCACTTCCATATTCTTGGAAACTTCTGAGTCGAGTTTTTGTTCCATTTCATCGAGTCTATTTGCGAGTTCGTCCATGACATTGTACTTATCTTCTGGCACTTCAACATAATGTTCTGTGAACAATGTTTTCATTCCTTCGATAAAGTTCTCGGTCATTTCCGCTCTCAAACCTCTTTCTATTGCAAGTTCGTTTTCTTTCGTCCACTCTTCTGCACAATATGTTAGATACTTGTCAACTGCTTCCGAAAGGTCACCTTTAACTTTTTCCACTGAGGTTTTTAATTCTTCTGAATACTGAGATTCTAAAGACTCTTTAATCTCTGCAACTTTACTTTGTACTGCTGCTTTAAAGATTGTTCTAGCTTTCTCGGCATTTTCTTCTGATAAGTCTAATGCTTCTGAGATTGCATTGAGGTCGTCTTCAACTTCTATCTCTACCAATGAAGATTCGAGTTCTGCAGTATCAACAGTTTCTTCAACTGCTTCTTTCTGTTCCTCTTCCTCTTCTTCCTCGTCTTCATACTTCTCGGCAACTTTAAGCACTGATGCTTCGTCCATTCCTTTTAGCATTTCAACGATTTTTCTTGCGACTTCTGCTTTAGTCAAGGTCTCGTCAACTTCTTCTTCTGACATTTCACCAAAAGTTTTTTGAAGTTCCTCTTTGGTCATATCCTTCATATTGTTGACAATCGCCTTGATTGATTCCATTTTAGTTGCTTTCACAACTTCTTTCTCAGAATCGTCATCTTCTTTAAGTTTTTCTGATTTCTCAGGAGCAGGTGCAGATTTGTTTACTGCATCTTTAACTTGTTTAGTTTCGCCACCAGCCTTTTTAACTGAGTCGACAGACTTGTCAACAGGATTTTCTTCAGGTTTTACGACCTCACCTTTTCCGGATTCTATTTTCTCCGCATCAGATGAACCTTGCTTAACAGGTTTGGTGTCACCCTTTTCAGCTTTAGCGTCAGGTTGTCCTGCCTCTGCAACTGTTTCAACAGTTTCTTCAACTGTTTCTAGGTTATTTTCTAACTCTGCCATTTTTCTCTCCTGTTTGAGTATTAAACTTATTTATAATAGTTTACTTTTTATTTATATGTTAGAGACTCTCAACGAACCTTTTCCATAAATTTAACTTGGTTTCCTCTATTTTTGATGCTTGGACAGTGCGGATTTGCTTCTGCATTGCTTCAAGTTCAACTGCTTTGAGAATACCATTCTCCATTACCCACTCTACTCCTTCGTATATACCTTCAACGAAGGCTTCAGGAGCACTTGGGTCTGCAACGATGTCCGCAGCTGTTGCCAACTGAAAGTCACCCTTAACATATTGTGCATCACCTTTTGATTCAAGTGAACCTAAACCTCTTGATGAAACACCTAATTTAGCACCATCTGAAATCAAACTTCTTACGATTTGACCATTTGGAGTGCTTAAAATCTTTGCTCGTCCCACATAATTATCACCATCTTCTTCTAGTGATGTAATTAAATGTGAAACTCTATCTAAATTGATTGTTGGTCCTTCTGGATGTCCCAACTCACCGAATGCACGGTCTTTTTCAATGAATTCTTTTCTATAACGACCAACTTCTTTTTCCATTATGTCTTTTGGATAAACTCTGCCGTTTCTATTTTTGATTTCTGATTGCATGAATACTCCTTCGATGTAGTATTCTTTCTCACCTTTCTCGTTTTGTTCGATGATTACAGGTGATATTGCGTAATCGTTATATTCAGATATTAGTTTCATTGAATAACTCCTTAAATTCGTCTATAGAGAATGATTCTCCCATAGATTTTAAAACATTCTTAATGTCTTTCATGCTTTTCTCAGCATCTTTCAAGTCTTTGTATGTATCACCTGTGTCCATTCCATCTAAAAATACAAAAACTTCTTTACCTTTTTGTGAATAAGTTAGGTCGTACTTCTTACTTCCAGCTTTAACTACTTCATTTTTAAGTTGTTTATGACCACTAGGCAACTTTACTTTTGCTTCGTTAAGTTCTAATGTCATTTGCTGAAACGATTTCATACTAGTCCTCTTTTTTATCCATCCAATTTACCTGAGATTCGACTCTTTTCATGTCGATATTCTCGGCAGCTTTTTGATGTAAACCTTGAAAAATAGTTTCTTTGGCATTTTCCATTTTACCATCTTCAATCTGGTCTACAATTTCTTTTGCGATATCATTCATTTATTAAAATCCTCCGAAGTCGTCTTCGCCTTTTTCACTTTCATCTCCACCACCTTCTTTCTTTATTTGAGAGTCGATGATTTTGATATCTTCCTCTGTTTGATGCAACACATACTTTCTGATGTATTCATCTGAGAAGTATTTGCCGACATATTCACTCATTTGTCCTAGAGTGTCCATTCGTTCTCTTAATACTTCTGCATCTTTTAATTCTGTAAAGTGGTTGTCTGTTGCCCAATCGTATTGAATAAAATCTTTAACTTTATCAAACTCTTCTGCACTTACAATCTCTTTCAAAATCAATTGAGTTCTCAATATATCATTGAATACTCTTGCAAATTTCTTTTGAAGTCTATTAGTAAACTTGTTAAACTTCAATTCGTCTCTCGTAATCTCTGATGATTTACCCATGTTGAAACCATTATCTGATTCCATACGAGAGATAGGTACATTCAATGCACGATATAGTTTCTTCTTAAAGTATTCTATATCTGCAATGTCATCTAAATTCTGACCACCTGGAAGTGTAGAGATTTCTGTTCCTCTTCCACCCTCTCTTCTTGGTAACCAGAAGTCTTCCATCATAGACATGTGTTTTCTATCGTCTTTGATTTCACCTGTCTGTGCGTTATAAACAAGTTTATTTCTATACTTGTTCATAACTTCTGATAAGTATTGT